GATTCTTCTGAATAGGTAAAATTCTTATACAATGCCATGTAATCTAAACAAGCTACACCAGAGATACGATATCTATCTCTATGCTTGAGCCAAATCACATCTTTGATAGGAGACAATGTTCTTGCCAATTGCTCTCCTAGCATGTTACGTATACGATTATACAGATATGGAATATCAAAGAAGTCAATGTTCCATCCAGTAATCATCGTAGGACGTAGATCGTAATAAATCAATAGAAACTTTTGAAGCAATTCCAATTCAGTTTGCACCGAAATAATTTCAATGCCATTACGATTACCAGAGGGAACTGTTCGATCAGCATCTAGAATAAATACATAGGCAACACTTTCGCCATCTGAATTACATCTCAATGCTATAGAAGTGATCTCATTCTCTGCTTTTTCTGTACTAGGAAAGCCGTTAGTAGTATCAACCTCGATATCTAAAAACATTGTTCGATGACCTACAGATGAATCATCGCTTTCCGAATACAAGTCAATTAATGTACGGGTCTCTGGATTGATATCTGCTTCATATAAGTTAGATTCTGTTCTATCAAAATCATAAACCTTACGTAACTTAGTACCATCCAATGCAACATGTTGCCCGTTAGGATCTTTGCGATATGCATATGGCTTATACTTTAATTGAAAGTAACCGCGAGCATCGTCCCAAATATGTACTGTATTATCTTCTTTTCTATACGCTACTGCTTGATACATAACTTTTATTCAATATAAATTGCCGGAAGGTTTCTATCAAATCCGTTCCGGTCTAAACCATAACCATAAACCCATTCTGAGCCAATTGCAAATCCATTGAAGTCGGCTTGTCTACCGCCGGATCTTGATAACAACGCAACCGTTTTAATATCAACTGGATTAAACTTCTTCTCGATATGAGCTTGCAAGAAATCAAAGGTGTTACCTGACTCAATGATATCATCTACTAAATATACCACCTTATCAGCTAAATCACAAGAAATATCTTTGAGAAGTTTACATCCTCCGGCGTTAGACTTACCTTCATAGCTTTTGATTTGCACGAAATCAACTTCGGCTTGGCTGATAGACATGTCACGCATTAAGTCTGCCATGAACATGAAACTACCATTAAGTACGCTAACAAACACAGCACCTTCGTAGTAATAATTGTCTAAATGGAAATCGGAAATTTCTCGTTGCAATCCGGCAATGCGAACTGCAATATCATTACGTGATAGTAATTCGATCACTTACGATAATGTTTAACGTTTTCCACAAACTTATAGAATTCCTCTCTAGTAGCTGGATCGTTCTTAAATGCACCAGATAAATGACTAGTCATCATTGTGGAATTATGACGAACACCTCTTACACAAGCACACATATGGTTAGCTTCGCATACCACAGCTACCCCATTATTATTTTCACATACCTCATTGAGATATTGATGAATTTGCATGGTAAGGTTTTCTTGTACCTGAGGTCTACGGGCAAACCATTCTACGATACGATTCAATTTACTAAGACCAATTACTTTGCCATCTTTGCTAGGAATATATGCCACATGAGCTACTCCTACAAATGGAAGGTGGTGATGTGAACAAAATGATTTAAGATCGATATTGCCTTGGAATACCATGCCTTCATAACCATCTAGATTATCAAATGCAGTGATATTGGGAGGAGTATCGAAACATCCTTGAGCCAAATCATTGACAAATGCCTTTGCTACTCGTCGAGGAGTATCAGAAGAATTTGGATCATTTTGCCAATCAATGCCTAATGCATCCATATACTTACCGTAATGGATAGCAGCATCTTCAATCATTTGTTTCCTTTCCTCTTCTGTACGAGGAACATTTTGATTTGCGTACTTAAGTTTTACCATAAATTATTTTGTTGAAATCATTGCAATCTCGCTCTCATGAACCAATGAATACTCCGTACCGTCAATACTGATTCGGCTATTCTTGATCTGATGGGTCTGTACCATAACTTGGTCTCCTACCTTACATTGCATTGGAATCATGTCTCCGGTCATTGTATACAATCCGGGACCTACAGCAATTACTTCTGCATTAGTGTAATTGTTTTCTACGGTATCTGGAATAATAATACCACTTGCTGTTTTAGTAACAGGCGCTTCGTCTTTTAGGAGTACGTAATCTCCGTTAGGTGTCATTTTCATAAGTAACATAAATTTAAGGTGAAACAATCAATTTTCCAAATCTTTTTTTATCTTTTTTTATACGCCGCGTTTAGTATCATACGCAATAATATGATCTCTACCGGTCCAATTATAACCCATCTCAGCTGCTTTCTCTAAGGATAGAGGATACATCTTAATGAGTTCTTCTCTAGTATCGCCCGCGGGCATTAACCATACTTTGTCTTTTGGGATATCCATTTGCTGTCTAAATGATTCGATCTCTAAGATATTTGCCTCTGTACCATCCCATACCGGTTTCAAATGATAATCGTAATGGAAGTTAATCATCTTCAACATCGTCTCTTTATCCAAACGAAACTTGTTATGCTGTTTTACAAACTTCTCATCTACCTCATCTCCTAAAGGTGTTACTGCTCCGATCTGAGGAACGCTATTACTGAACTTGGGACTAATAGAAAGTAACTCAATAGGATAGTCGGTTTCAACATAATGCGATCCTTCTGTCTCCATTGTGATAACAATACCTCTATCATATGCAAAATGAGTTAGTTCATTGATTAGAACTGGGTGCATTGTAGGTGAACCACCTGTCAGCATCATTTCTGTAATAGTTGGATTCTCATCGTAGATCTTAATGATGTCATTGAAAGTGAACTTTCCTTTCTCAGGATGAATACTTGTGTACCAACTATCACACCATCCACCTTCTCCAAAGAAACATCTATGAGTACATCCGGTAGTTCTTACTGCAATTGTAGGCATTCCTTGACGAGATCCTTCGGATTGAACACAAACGTATAGTTCAATAATAGGCAGTACTTTATTATAGTCTTCTATTCTCTTTCTCATTGATGATTGTTATTTTTAAAGTATTCTTTCCATGCCGCGGCTTCTTGATCATCTGTACGACGATTAGGAGTATTCTTAACTGAGAATGATTGTTCTTCTTTGATAAAATTATCTACCAATCCATTGCCTTTTGGATTACCTTCTAGACTGATTCTACGATCATCATACTCAACTACGCCTTTCTGATCACGATAAAAATCTACACCATCTTTGTTATGTCGCATCCAATTGTCCCATTCAGTATTATCAAATGATTCCAATGTACATGTAGTATAACTATTTGGAGTCTCGTACAATGTTATTTTATGAATACGTAAATTTTCATATGGCATAAACAATACAAACATGGCTAAGAAAACTTCTTTGGCAATGTTTTCAGCTGATGGATTACAATATTGATTGCTACCATTCAATGACATATACCAAATCTTTGAACCAGTTAACTGGCATGCCTTGATAACATCATCATCTTTAGGATTCACAATGAAGCCATGATCTAACATGTCATCAATCCATTGGCATCCTACTCGTTTAATTTCCTTGAAGTCGATAGCATAGCCAATAGCTTCCATGGAATTGAATTCAAATTCGAGTTCGTATAAATAGGTATGACCATGCATATTGAAGCATTTCATACGCTCATTCATAACTCGATGGCCGGAATCGAACGTTCCTTTTCTTGTAATGTACTGCTTTTTCATAACAATTGTTTGATTAATGTAAAACATTCTGAGGCAATAAGCATTGCTACTCCGATAGTCGGATTGAATAATAACATGCCAAATCCAACGACTTTAATAATAGACTTGATTAATGTAACTAGTTGCTTATCTGGTTTCATAACTTTGATTTAACATGCTCCATGCCCGGGAGCTACATCCCCAGTTGATGTACTAGTATAATTAGGCTGCTCAACAAGTAATTGTTTACCGCCCATATTATTTGATCTTACTTCTGTTAACTGTTGCTTGATAACACGAAGATCTGATTCAGTTAATGTTGCTGTATTGGAGATATATCCTTTAAGCCAATACACGAATTGTTCTGCTGTCATATCTTTTTTCTTTCTCTAAATATAAGTACGAAATGTGAAAAGTCCAACCTTTTGGCTGAACTTTTTTTGTTTTATGAATTTGATGCAATGATGTTTTATGCGAATAGTTCGTCATATAAATTAACAAATGCATCCATGATTTTATTTGGAAGTCCTTGCAGTTTTGCTTTGAACTCTTCCGGACTTTTATATTTGGATTCGTCTATTAATGGTACATTGATTTTTTGAAATCTAGCTCCTAAATCAGACATAGCCGAATCATTGGAAAATAGTTTGTTATTTATATTGAGATATTTAGGACCTAGGTCTGCTGATATTATAGTACTACCATCTGGATTTTGAATTCCCCATGCAGGTCGTGATGTAATATAAAGTTTAGCAGTATCTTCTAAATAATTTACAACTGCCGTCTTCTTAAATTTAACGACATAGAAATTAACTCCTGTTATAAGTGAGCTATCTTTTTTGCTGATTAGTTTGTTTACCCATAAAAATAACTCGTTATCTTTATCTCCTGCTAGTTTCTCGGCAATTGCTTCAATGCGTTTATGACACATATCATATAGTTTAGTATCGCCATCTTTTTTAACATCGGTAATACTACGACCGTTATATTTTTTCAATTTCTCTATAATGTCACTATCAGGAGGAGTAATATTAGCTGATCCTAAGTTAATAGCATTGTCACCAGTCGTTTTAAGACTAATTCCTATAGGCTGGTCGCCTATCATAAGTTTTAAATCAGATAATCCACCGCTAGCTCCAGTATGTTGTGCCTTAATGTTAGATCCTTGATTAAATTTATTAATAGCTTTTGTTAAGAGAATTTCGGAAATAGTACCAACTGAGTTAGGATCGAATGCATTGAAAATAGTTAATAGTTTAGTGTATTCGGTACGAAGATCTTCGCTTTCTAAAATTTTAACTAATGCATTGAAATCATCGGCTTCAACCGGTGCAATTGCTTCTGTGGCCTCATATAAACGACGTGCTATACCAGATAACTTTATCATGTATCAATTTTCTTTCATATAATTATCAAGAACCAGAACTTCCAAAACCTCCAGTACCTCGTACGGTTTCGTTAAGAACTAGAACCTCTTCTAACTCGATTTGCGGATATGGCATGATAACCAATTGCCCAATCTTATCACCAACTTCGTAATGATGCTGATGAAATGTCGGAGTAGCCTTGAATCGAAATTTAATTTCTCCTCGATATCCACTATCAACAACACCAACACTATTTGATAATGCCAATGACTTGGAACTGATAGATGATCGTGGAAACACTAGTCCTACATATCCTTCTGGTAATTCAACAGCGATACCGGTACCGTATTCAATGTAACTATCACAATCTGTTTTACTGATAGCAACTAGATCCAATCCAGCATCTCCTGGCTTTGCGTAACTTGGTGTTGCAGCCTTTTCAGATAATTTTTTAAATCTTACTTTCATAACTTTGGTTTATTCCTATAATATTTGTTGGATAGATAACTATCTCATTCCATAAATAAGTACCGTTTTCATCGGTACATTCCAGGTCCGTACATAGATTTGGTACTCCACCTGGATTGATCATTCGATACAAATTAGCTGCTCGAAGACCGGTATCAGTTGCAAAGGATTTCACATCACTTCGAAATCCGGCAACTAGGTATCCTTGTAACTTAACTAATGTAGTAGACTCTTTGCGAAAGAACTTTTTGAATTGATGGGTAAAGGTTGACAAAGCAATTCGTTTACCTACAATATGTTTTCGTAAATTTTCTAATCCAAGTTCCGATGTCCAATGAAATGATTCCACTTTGAATCGCTCGGTACCATATGTTTGCTGTACAAATTCAGAATCTAACAATACATATGGTTCAATGTCACCTCTACTATAAAACCAGGCATAACGTAGTTTGGTAAAGTCTGCAAAGAGATCTCCGAACTCCCTAGGAAAGAACCATACTTTATGATTCACAAAGTCTTCAATGAAATCTAACACATTCTTTTCGGTAAGCAGTTCATACCTAGCTGCCTCATTGTGATAGAGCCAACCAAAGTATTTTGTTACCAATTGTCCAATTTTAGGATCATCTGGAAGTATACCTCCACGGGTATCAACTCCTTTTGATTGTAATTGAAGAAACTCACGAGCTATGTCTTGCCATTCTTCAATAGTTCTAAACTCAGATTCTGGTTTTAGATATCCACGAACTTCATATGCCATACAATAATAATTATCGACCTTGCCGTTTCATTGCAATTTCTTTGAAGTATAATTGTTGGATCCAATCGAGGTATACGGGTACCATATGTCTTTCCTTAGTTAAATACAATACAATATATGTTACAGAAAACCATTTCATTTCAATACATGTTAATCCGCACCATACTGCAATATGCCAATTATACACGTAGTAACTAGCGAAAATAGAAAGGGCCATCACTACAATGACCCTTACTAAATTATACATGGAACTCATTATTTGATTTCACATGCTCCGCCGGCACATGCCAACTCACCACTTAGATCGGTGTTATCATCGAGTTCAACTACTCGAGACAAATCCACATTGGTAAGTGACTTTAACATTTCTTCATAACGCTCTTTGGTGCAATCCTCGAAAGGAGCTTGAATATAAGTACCACCATCATATGGTAACACTGACAATCCATTATAAGCATCACGATTCTCCCACATCCATTCACCTACGGAATGCCATTCATGTGATCTGATACTAACCGTAGCTGATACGTTATGAGTATTGGCACCGGATCTATGACCTGGCTTGATCCATTCGTTATGTACTCGCTTAACACGTTCCAACAATTGAATTGGTGATTCATTTCTTAGAATTGCATCTACCGGAGCTTTTTGCGGCACTGATATAACAGCGGTATCATGAGGACGGAAATATTCATCTTCAACTAATTCTGGATGATAGATTGATAGATAAGTATAGATAGCCTCATTCTTTCCTACACGTACACGACGAACATAGTAATCGTTATGCCATGCATGGATACCAGATGACGTACCTAAGGTTAAGGAAGTGGTACCCGCAGGTTTCACTGTGGTAGTACGTGCCGAAGCATTGATACCTAAAATCTCAGCTACTCGAGCATTTTCCACTTTAACAATCTTGGCTGCGGACTTCATATCATATTTCAATACAGTACCAGAACCAATACCTGTCATGGAAACTCCGATAAGAGCATCTTTTTCAGTGGTTCGTTGCCATACTGGACGAAGATAATGGAAGTCTGTATATGCTGCTTGAATAGTACCAATCAACGATGCCACCTTCACTCGATTATCAAAATCTTCTTGAGATTCAATATCCGATACATTTACTTCACATAGATTACAGAATTGAAATGGGCGAAGAGCAATTTCGCAACATGGATTAGTTCCCCAATCTTTATCATTGCTTAAATAGATACCAGGCTCACCTGCTCCAGAAGCTTCAATACGTTTCCAAAGATCCATAAAGAACTCTTTGGTAATCTTATGACGAAGAAGCACTGCGGAGTTATTGGCACGACCACGTTGTGGATTGTTTTCCCACCATGAACCAGATTTACATGAAATCATTTCAGAATCGTCGGCATTGAACAATGAAATCAATGCAGCTCGACGAATACCACCTGCTAGTACGGCATCAGCAATATGACAAACAATATCATGCACTTCAATTGGACGAAGCTTTTCACCATCTTGTTTTGGAGATAGAATTCCTTCAATTTTTACCAACGCCTCTTTCAATGGCTGAGGTCCTGGAGCTTTACCGCCTGAAGTTACTAGACGAGCTCCTTTTGGACGAATATCAGAGAAATCAAATTCTAAACGACTTCCACCGTAAAAGTATGACTTCATTAACATCTTAATGGCATCGGCCCAACCTTCAATTGAATCGGCAATTAAGAATCTACGTGTGCGTTCGGCATTAGGTTTACGAATCTCAGGTAATTCTTCTACGTGATGTTTCTGAACACTGTAACCTACTCCAGTTCCGCCAAGCAACAAGAACATAACTTCACCAAATGCTCTCCAATCGTCAATCGGCAAATATGCACAATTGTAAATACGATTAGGAGAAATTTCAATTGGCTTACCAGCAAATTGCAAACTACGCATTGATGGTAACACTTTCTTGTCATAAACTAATTTGTATGCATCTCGAATCTCTTGTTCCAAATTTGGGAACTTTCGAATATGCATTTCCATGTTACGAGTAACTAGCTCGTGCCATGTTTCTCTTCGTTGCAATTCCGGGACGAACTTAGCATATTTCATATGCACGGTGATCTCGGATAGAATTGAACTAGCAATTTCCATTTTCTTCCTATTTTAATTTAACTTTAACTTTCTACAAAAACCTTAACGTTCTTTAATAAATATCGCTACCAACTGCTATTCCATTTAATTTTTGAAGAAAAATTCTAATCTTTTTTAATCAAATTTGTTACCGGATACTTCGCTATATTTCCGGGCTAATAATTGCCTTGTTAATTCTTCGCCGGTTTGCATTTGCTTTGTAGTTTCTTTTCCGGCCTGAGTAGTCTCTGAATAGATATTAATCTGTCCATTGCTAGTATTCATTTTACTTGGCAAGGTAATACCATCAGGCCCGAATCGATTCTTGATAACGTGCCACCTTCCGGTACCTGCCAATTTATCTTGAACCTTACGACTTAAACTAATAATGAAATCAGCTACCATCACTTTACCATATGATTCAGAAATCTTATCAGCTTCAATAACATCCATTTCCAACGCTGATCTATTTGCTTGAGATGCTGTCCAAACCGGAACATCATATTCACCGGCCATTCCTCTAAGGTCTTCGTAAATGCCTTCTAGTTCATGTCGTTTCTCTTGACCATGACCTCGTAACAGATCTGCGTAATCCACAATTACAATATCAGGTTTTCTATCTTGTAATATACACTTTTCAATGTGAGCTCGCAAACCTGTTACAGAACATGTCTTGGTTGGATAGTATTTAATAATAAGTCGGCCTGGTAACTTTTGCACCGTTTCAGTGACATCATCTTGATAATGTTTCAAGTTCTGAGCAGCGATTCCAGTAATTACAGAGTCATATCGTAAACCTACATATGCCTCATTTAACTCTAAAGTATAATGTAGCACCGTAAGTCCTTTCTTAACAGCATTGGCTCCGATATTAATAAGTCCCCAAGACTTACCAATACCCGCAGGTGCCACAAACACTCCTAATTCACCTTTACCTAATCCGCCATCAGTTAACTCATTGATGATATCCCATGGAGTTGGTCTTACATGTCGAACTGCATCAGTATATCGATCTGCAATACTATCATTGTATTCGTGACCAATATCTTTATCAGATCCAGCTTTCATGGCATGGTCAATCTTAGCTTTGATATCATCATACTTGCCATTCTTAAGCAAATCAACAGAGGCAAGAATAGCTTTTTTAATTTCCTGATTCTTACAAAAGTCTACTACTTGCTCTTTGATAAATGTCAAGTCATTGGATTCAACATGTTTCCAAGCTTCTTTAAGATTGTTAACAACCTCCGTTTTCAGAATTTCAATGTCAATTGACTGAATGCGTACCTTAAGTACTTCCAGAGTCGGGCTATATTTGTAATCTTTGCTATATTCCAAGATTTCACCAATGAGCCATTGGTTGGCATCGCTTTCGAAATACTCGGGATCTAATATATCGCTAATCTGCTGTAAAAATACCTTATCCGTTAATAGAGACGAAATAACCTTTATCTGAAATGTATAACCAAACGAACTTAATCTATCCATGCTTTAAATATAAATGCTATTTATCGTAACTCCAAATTATTTTTGAGAATAAGCTGTTAAACTTAAAAATGTATCACGTAACCAAAAATCTACATCTTTGATAACTGTATACAATTTATCTTGCATGAACATTTTCTTGAATTCCAATTGATTCATCTTATTGATTGGACGATGAGCAATGTCATGAACTAATAATTTAGTATTGGCAGGGATATCAACGTCTTTAAGCTGCATCAAGTCCCAATTCATATCCAATTGAGTTTTGGATTCTGTTAATGTAACAGCGGCTTTACCTTTCACCTGACTAGCTTTATCTACAAGCATATCAACATCAATCTGCTCTTCCTCTGTTAATTCTGGAAATAGTTTCACCAATGTTTTCAAGGCAACGCCATTAACACCTGGAATATTATCAGACTTATCTCCAATCACCGTACGATATGTCAAGTAATTGTTAGGATGTACTAGATATTCTTCTTGCAATGCTCGTTTATCATAAAGCTTCTTTTTCACAGGACTCCATACTTGTACTCGGTTGCTTATCAATTGCAAAAAGTCTCTATCAGTGCTACTAATAATAACTCGTTCTGAATTGACAAATGTTTCTTGAGTAAGATAAGCAATGACGTCATCAGCCTCGACATGGTCAATTGAAATCAAAGTTACCGGTAAGGTTTGTAGATATTCAACCATTCTAGCAAACTGAGCTTTCATTGAAGCCTGTTCATCGTCAATACTTTCAAATTCTGAATGTCGATTGAATTTAGTTTTAACTGCCCTATTGGCTTTGTAATTACTAAACACTTTCTTACGTCTAGCCGACCCGCCCTTACCATCAAATACTAACACACATCTCGTTGGTCGGAATTGTCTTACCAAAGCTGCAATGCTTCGTAAAAATCCTACAACGCCTCCGACATGGTCTCCATCATCGTTAAGAGCGGGCACCGCTGAAAAGACTCGAATATAAGTATTGAGGCCATCCACTATCAATACTCTTTCATCGGAATGAATGGCCTCGTTACTTACCGAACGATCCTTTGTAACTTGTTCATACAATTGTAACAGTCTATCGTTCATTAGTCTTCTTCGCTAGTAAAATCTTCTGCAATTTCAATGTCATCGATACCAATGTTTTCACCAGGCTTGTATTTGAAGATATATGCATTGCAAATTTCTTCATAGATTTCCCGATCCAATTCTGGATCCTCTCGTACCGTATTCTCAAAATCTTTGCTTAAGAACTTGATATCTTCACCTGCTCTGGTTGTATAAGTATACCAAGCTCCACCTTGCTTGACCAATTTATAATCTTTCATGATATTCAACCAACCACCATAGTTGTCGATACCTGATTCAAAATAAATGTCATAGTCAATGCTTTTCAATGGAGGACCCATACGATTCTTGATAACTTGGGCTCGGGTCTTGATTCCAATAATTTGCTCGATACCATCTTTCTTAGCTTTGATTTGTCCTACAGACTTAAGTCGTAAACGAACCGAAGCATGGAATGGAATTGCTTTACCACCAGAGGTTGTCCATGGATCGCCAAATGTTACTCCTAGACGAGAACGCAATTGATTGGTAAAGATCAAACAGATACGCTCACGGCCAATCATGTTAGTAAGCTTACGCATACCTTTTGATAACACAATTGATTTGGAAGTAGCCCAACCATCTTTGTCATAGTCAGCTGCCATTTCAATTTTAGTTGAAGCGCCCATCACAGAGTCAACAATGATAGTAACCAAACGATCTTTATTGCTCTTACGGATTGATTCAATAATACTTTCAATGGCTTCAAAGATATCTTCAATTGTTTCCAACGGAATATACAACATCTTTTCCAAATCCAATCCAATTGCTTCTAGAAACTCTCGGCTAACCGCATTCTCAGTATCAATATAAACTGCCAAGCCTCCTTTTTGCTGAGTACTTACTAAAGCATGAGCAGCTAACAATGACTTACCAGAGGCTTCGAGTCCGGTTACTTCTGTAATACGTCCTACGGGAAAGCCTCCATTTGGTCTATTGGAGATGGCTAGATCTAGCATTGAAGACCCGGTACTGATCCATTCTTTAACATCGGCAGGTGTATCAGTATCACCGTCAAGGAAATATGCTACTTTGTAGTTTACATCCTTGAATTTTTTGTTTAGGTTATCGACCAGAGCCGATGCTAACTCATCAGAGAGTTCACTCTTAGTCTTCGTTGATTTAGCCATAAGTTATTAGTCGTTAAAAAGTTCGTCAAATGCAGCAGACACATCATCTACTTTAGATACGCCTTTACCTGATTTGGAATCAGCTTTAGGTGCATAGATTGGTCCATCTTCGTCAGTATCTTTAGAAGCACTAACTTCGCCCATACCACCTTCGGTATCAGGATTCAACCAATTCTCCAATGCTCCTTGCAATTCATCATAGCTAGGTTCGGCAAAGATAGATGTGATCTCAGGTTGCTCTGCAATTTGCTTAAGTACATTACGGTCTTCGTGAAGAACTGAAGTATTCGGCTTGATACGAATTGAGGTCTTTGGGAAAGATGCTCCTTCGGCTGCAGTAAATTCAACTACGATATCACGTCCATTAACTGGATCGGAAATATCACCATAGTCAGGGTCAGCAATGAAACCAAGTAACTCAGTGTATACTTGTTTACCAAAACCCCAGAACTTAACGCCTTCTGCTTCTTTGCCACGTACTACGATAGGTACATAAGTACGCATCTTAGGTTCAAGCTTCTTACCTAGTTTCCATTCATCGGAATTACCAGATGTCTTTAACTTGTTAGCGAATTCAACAATAGGATCGGGACGACCAAAACTCATTGGCGAAAGAAAATTCTTCTTGCCTAGGTCGTAATGAAAGTACAACTCCATGAAAGGATTTTCCTTGTCGTACTTGTAAGGAACAATTCGGATTTGCTGTTTACCAGGTTCTGGTTTCCAAAGATTGTCCTGTTTTTTGGTTTGATTTTGAAGCGAATCAAGCTTCTTCTTAATCGCATCTAAATTGATTGCCATAAGTAAATTGATTAAAGGGTTTAACTGTTAAATTTTTATTTGTCATTAAATATAAGTACACTTTTGCAAATGTCCAAGTATTTTTTATTTTTTAATTGTCATTCGAATTATTGTAACTATTGCCGCCACAATTGTCACAAGTAACATCAATGGCCACAAAGCTATCGCAACTATCGTCTCCATGATGTTTAATCGATTATCTGGAGCAACTTTTATTGCCAAGGCATCCATGGCATGAACATACATTGTACCCAAAATGGTATACAAAAGAAATTCTATCATAACTTAAATATTTTTGTCATCTTCAATGATATCTTGCGAAGATCATTTTCATAACCATCATAACTCAACAGCAACATGTTTTGATAATCCGACCAATTAACTTGATATGTTTTATCAATTTTACCTGTCAACGATTTCACCAAACAATTTAAAGCATTGACCGTATACAAAGAATTGCTTTCTTTTTTACGATGAATAAGTATGGTGTTATGGCTATGTTTCACTCCAGCTGTCAATTCAATATTATATGTGCAATAGCATTCCTGTTCATCTTCGGTATTAGCGAAAACAAAAATCTTGTTTTCTGGCAATGTATAGTTTGCCTTTATATAGTCAAGCGTAATTGCTAAATCCCGTTTATGCGAAAAAGTACAAAGTAACTGTGTTTTCATTGATGTAAGTCCTATATGCAATAAATATGCTTATCACTGTTTTTGCAAGAAATCATACTTATGCGAGGCTTTTCGATCCTTTAATCTAAATCGATACTGCCCTTGGCTCAAAGCAAATATACAAAAGTCTTCTTTTTTACATATAATTGGCTCGGCAGGTTTGCCTTTTGCAAAACAAATCAATGAATCAATTTTATCAAAGAACCCATCTCTAATGTCACGAAGATCGTCAATGAAATATTCTGGATTGGCTACATATCTATGCCGTTGCAATTTCCAATGGAATACATCTGGATCCATGGTTAACATGCTAGCCATTTTGTCATAGTCGGCTAGTATATCTAGAATCTTTATCGGCACTTCAATAAATGTGGCCGCGGCAGATGTCTTGATAGCTATTGTATCACTTTGTATTGGAGTAATACATTCATATAGCAGTTTAAATGTTTCATACCAAGCTGATAACGATGTTTTAACTGGCCATTCATATCCAGATGCTACTCTATCTGATTGATCAGCGATAGGCTCTACATGTGCCCAGATATCAGAATGAAATTGGGAATATGATACAATGTCACGATAAAAACGTTGTATATGTTCGGTAAACATGAAATTGAAGGCGTTACCATACTTAGCTGGACGGAACATGTCATCTTCCAATTCCTTTACTTCATATAACCTATCACCAACAATAACATCATGCTCAACTGTACCACCTGTTTGTGAATCTTTCAATGCTAGAACACAGGCAACCTCACCTCGACCCATTCCACCGGCAACCTTATCGGTATGCACTATATTATAGAATGGAGCAAAGACTTGGAAGTTTGCTGTTAATTGATCAATGGTCAATGTGCGATACAACTTAAAGAACTCGTTTCGGAACTCATCGTATTTGTCGCTATCAATACATTGCCATACTTGCTCACAGATACCAGAATCAAATCCAGTATCAGATTGCATTTGTTGAATGAAATTTTCTTTTGTAACCATTATAACATAAATTTAAGAAATCTTTTTCGTATAATCAACCATTTCGTTGAAATTTTTACCAGCTTTTATTTTTACTGGAAATTTGTCATGCTCCAACACTTGTCGTATTTGTAATAGTAAATCCTTGCCATCAGATAGATCATAGTCAAATAAAAATGAATCATATGTATACAATATAAGTTTAGATGTCTTATGTTGCAATACTTCATTCACATTGTTAAGAATAATCATGTTCTGCTCTGTCTCAGTGGCCTGGAGATAATAATTGAATAGTTTATTGGCATTCATGTCCGGGAACCAGGCTCTTTTTATCTTACGACCAAATATAGGAGTTTGAATGTATCCTTGAGTTTGATATTGAATCCATAGCTTATTGATAAACGATTTGATGTCTTGAAAGAATTGAATATGCTCGTATTGGCTTTCAACTCCGCCATACAATTGTCGAAATGTTATCTGTTTGGCCTGTTCGTAATGTTCATCAGATAATACCGGTGTATTGAAATATTGTCTACCTAACCATTCATGTATTGAATCTTTTGGTAATGGATGCCCGATAAGTTCTGCAATAATTCTTACGTGATAACTATCATAGTCAAATTCAATTAGCATGCCACGCTCAAATCTACTTGTAAACGCTTCTCGAGATCCATCATCTTTTTTCAGAGCACCGTAGTTAACTCCTCCAAATCTATTACTAGGTCGACCCGTATTAGTATAAATGTTATACTCTGTAAACGCGGTGTTACGTTCTATGCCATTGGCACTTAGTTTCTCTACAAACTTATCATAGTCGATATGCAATCCATTTCGTTCAATAACGGCTAGGTTATCAATTACAATGGCATTGTACTCTTCAAAACTAGTATCAATATGAATATCAGGCATAATGGATTGCACATGCTGCCGAATTGATCTACATCGCTCATAATGCCTAGTAATAGGAATCAAGTCATTGATCCATGGCACATTGTAATACCATCTATTGAAACTCTCATGCACTTCAGTATCACAATCTTCTAATGGCATGGTATCATTGCTTATGAACCAATTCATTAAATCTATATCTAGTACCGTATATGGATAGAAATAACTAAACGATTTCTTGTTCAGGGCATAGATATTATGATTTGTTTTAAGTTGTTGTAGACGTTCGGATTTCCAATTTATACAATCCTTATGATTGAATGATATGATATAGTCTTGATTGTCTTCTAACAAATAAATGTATACAAAACTTATCCGGTTATTACAGTAATGCTTGAAAGAATCAGAGAATACCGGAATCCAAATAGATTCCTGAGCCTCTATATTACGTTGTAACTTCTGAAACTCTTTCTCTGTCTCGATAATAACCATGCATTAAATATAAGGTCATTTTCGGTAAAACTCCAAATAATCTGACAAGTATTTTTTTATGCCTGGATAATACTGCTCAAACTTTGTCAATGTGATTTCATTTGCTAACCGAACATCGAATTCTTCACCGGATATCTTCCATGGCACTTCGATAGACTCATATAATGATCCATTGATAGCTGCGGAATCATTTGGCGTTATTTTACGGGTCTTAGCAGTTTCAACGAATTCACCGGTGGTACGTTTCCGGAAAAGATGTCGTGTTATAACACCAGCAGCTCTTTCTTCATCGGTTACCTTACGATATTCCTGTACAGGTACAATCCATTTGGTTGGATTGAATTTGGTAAGTGATTCGTATATGCTATTACGAGTAACAATTGCATCAGTAGTATTGTTTAACGCAACACGGCGTCCATTAACAATTCCATATGGCTCACCTTGTACACGAAGTACTAAACCATAATATGGCACATTGTTATATGTGAATTCGCCTCGAGATATTTCATTACGTTGGGTGGCTTGTGCTATTTTTGGTACAAATTTAAGTGGCCTATTCATTAGATAATATCCATTACTGTTGATACTTTTGTTTCCCAATCATTTTCTTTGATCGAATGCTTGATTTCAATTACTCGAAAACATACTTGATCATATCCTGCTAATCCTTGAACTACATCTGCTGTAATAATTTGTCCAAATTTGAATCCGTCATTACCATCAACTGTAATTCCGAGATTCAATGGACCAGGTACTTGCATACGAACTGCTGGATCAGATGCTTTTTGTCCTTGTAGTATTGATACAATTTCTGCTTTCAATTTACTAACCGTATCATCTGTAAATCCTTGACCGTCCGGTTGTATAGAGTTTGTGATCAATGTAACTAAATTGGTTTTTGCAGTAGCTGCCTTAGCTGCCAGATCTGGATTAACTGGAGTACCTGAAGCGGCATCAGATGTACCTGATTTGATACCAGATGCATACAATGCTCCATTAATCATATCCTGATCAGGTTCGCCTGTCATTTCCACAGATCTTGTTACACCGTCCCCGGTCAATGCTCGATATACTGTAGGCGATGGTGCTGTATTACCAGCATCTGCCTGATCTACTAGATAAAATTTATTTTGGTTAGTTTCTGTCGGATTGGTAACTAAACGTAAATCATATACACCACCGGAGGCATCATTTACAGCAGATCCGATTTTAGCTAAAAAATCTTCCAATGTAATATTACCTGGCTTTCTACGATCTATTCCACTTTCAGATTTTGCTTTATTAGTATCTACTTCCGTGAGTATTTCAAACAATAAATCATATCCGATTAACATTTCCGTTAATAAATTACCGGTGAACTCTGGCGCGCCGCTGAATACAAAAATCTTACCGTTAGTATTATCACTATCAATAGTATTTTGAGCTTCTAAAGCTTTTACCTGGGTCCATAAGTTATGTGTAGTATTGTCAGCGAAAAATATTTTAGATGGATTACATGTACAGATACCGCTAATCTTTCGGCCGGTTGCTAAACTTTGATAATCCATTGTCGCAGTAGACTCTTGTGTTTGTAATATTTCATGTACCCAACCTAACAATGTACCTAACTCGACCATTAATAATGGCTCTAATGTATTAGCTCCACGATCCTTTTTTGATTGTTGTTCTTTTGGTGGTTTATAATATAAATGAATACCATCAGATACTGGACCAGTACTTGGCATTATAGTTGTATCTTCATTTAATGGCTCAATACCATTTGGAAATATAGCTGAGAATTTTTGTAATATCGGATATTGAATTGCCTGAAGTATACTATCATAAACATTTGGTTGCCCGCCAGCTACTGCAATTGATTGGCCAGACTTACTAGGAATTGTTCTATTAACTTGAAAGCTTTTAAATCCACTAGCTCTTCCGATACCATTCACCGTACACTCGATTTGATTGCTAGCATTTAAACTAAAAGAGTATTTATATGATGTTACTTTGTATGTTGCACTGCCACCACTGCCCCATGGGTTGTAATCAGTATAACCAAAACTAATTGTAATTTCTTTTTTTGGTTTTAAGAATTCTTGAACCGACCTAAACTGATCCAATGTATTACATACAAATGATATTGCCGCTTCGACAATCAAACCATAGTCTTTACCATTAATGGTCAAGTCGCAACTAGTAACTTGTAACGCTGGACGACCTTCGCCTGGATAAATACTACTAAATGTATGACCACCTTGCTTATCTGTCAGTCCGGGTATACGTAGATAGGCAGACCCTCTACGAGATCTATTAGGACCTTTAGCTATGCCCGGTGGAGCAGGTGCTCCAGCTTTTCTTGATATAAAATCAGGTATCATCGTTCTTTGTTTACTATTTCTATCTTAGATTCAATATCTCCTAAAAATACTGGAAATGGTATACGTAATTGCATACCTGGCTCTAAAGCAAATGTTCCTTTGCCAATATTATTTGCACGGGCAATGATCCACCACCAACGAGTATCATTGTAATATTTGTTTGCTAATAAATCCAATCTATCACCAGATGTTGTTAGCACATAGATATCCGTTGCTAGTTTAGGAAACACAGGATATCTTGTGGTACGATATACTCGCTCTGGTTTATTAACTATCTGTAATCCATTATATCTGTTCATGATGCTTTTCCTGTTTCGCCTGTACTATCTTTAAACTTATCAGTTGGGTCCGATACACCTGGCTCATCTGTGATACCACTAACAACTGGTAATTTACTCTTACCGTAGTTATAATTGAATACGTTATGTCCATTACTCATACGGGTGTTACCAATATATGTGAAGTCCAAAGTTACACTTGTATATAATGGCAATTCAATACCTTCATCGATTTCCCATGGAGATTCACTGTCCCAATCATAACTCAAACCGGTAATGTATCCATATTCATTGCGATACAAGTTACCAATAGTTAATTGCACAAAGTCTCCAGTAAAACCGTTACCTAAATACTTAGGCATGGTAAGTCTTGCTAAACTTTTCAATTTATCATAAACCGACCCCAAATCTGCTCGAGATGTAGCAACCACTTTAAATGATACGCTTATGGTACGAGTAAATGAAGTTAACATCACTTTAGGATCTGCTCGGCCTTGGTCATTTGCTTCATTCCAATTTGGACTAAAGTTATCTGATATGCTATCAATATAAGCCCGAAATTTGATACCTCCAATAGAAAAGTTAATAATGTCACGACCATGTTCACCCCGCATAAATTTATCTGGAGCTGCTCCTTTTGTGGTATTACTACGATCTAAGTTACGATATGATGTATAGCCGTATAATTTTTCTAAATTTGTCGTACGATAATTAGTTGCATTCGCTGGTGTAACATCACCGCCTATAACACCGCCTAATGGATATACATTTTTAAATTCTGTCTTCTGTTTAGGTTGTAATGCACCATTTGCTATATCATTTCCAAAATTATTCAAGTCAGTTGTAGATGGTGTACGATCGTTTGCCTTTTTAGCAATTTGACCATATGACAATGTAAAGTATCGTTGAGTATTGATATCAACTGGCTTTGTCGCAAATACTCCATCGGGTATCTCAGGAGTAGATAAATTCTTTTTATATCTATCTTCTAATTTTGATTTAGGTTTAGTCTCGGAATCATATATCACAGGTTCAACTCGAGCGCCTCTATTATTGAACGAACTTAAATCCGTACGGCTATTTACCGAACGTCTAATACGAGTTTCACCTGCTCCTAATATACTTGATGGACCAGTGGGTCCGCTTAGTATATTAATAATTCCTCCGACGCTTGTCAAGTTCGGATCTTTAAGTAAATCGTTATGTAATTTTACTAATCTATTTTGATTGGTTTTATCTACGCGTTGAATCTTTAATAAATGCTCATACTTAAGAAATGTCGGATCCGCGGTAAGTCCATGACGTTCTGTATGTCTTGGAAATATACCATCGCCTGCTACATTTCGAAGAAACTTGGCTGGATTGAATATTTTAGTCTGATATAATTTCAAGTTAGCTTTAACATCAACAACTCCGTTAACTGATTCCATATTTGGATTAGTTAATTGCAATCCTTGCTGTCTTGCTAAAAATTCTAAACCTTTACCAGAAGCTAGAAACTTGCTCATTCTTACCACATCTAATCCAGCACGAACTGCCCGATTACCTGTAGACGGAATTGGGTCTCGCTGCAATGCTAAATTAGATTTCATTGTTATCAAAGCCATGTTTATGCTCCTCTAGAATTTTGTACTTTTACATTTCTGCCAATTTTACGTAACGCTTCATCTCCTATCAATACAGGTGATGGGCTATTAATCATTTGGGCTAACAATGCATTGGTTTGTTGCACTGCCGCTACTAACGGTGACATGTCTACTGATCCGCCGCCACCGCCGGCTGGAGCATTTTCGCCGCCTCCTAAATCGGTGCCAGCTATTAAAGAATCTTTATCATTAAGAGCAATACTACCTTCTGGTCCAGATAATACTCGTGAATAACCAGGTCCGCCTTCTCCTACGGGAGGAATAACAGCATCATCGGCTTTACTCATATAGTTATAACCTAACGCAAGGGCGGCGGCAGCTGCTGCTGGAGCTATAAATGGACCAACAATTGGAATACTTGCAACCGCGCCAAATGCTGCCATTGCCATTCGAGCTATATATGGTAATAATCCTTCGGTTGCAATTGCAGTTGCTGCGGTCTGAATTCCATTATAAATTAACGCCGCTGCATTAGCCGCTTGTTGATATCCTAATTTTACTAATTGAATTCCAGCTAATAATTGTTCTTGAATTACTGCTGCCTTCATATATCCTAGAATCAATAAAAATGTAGTACCAAAAACTGCTAATGTATCTAAATTTTTACTTAAATAATCACCCATCGATTTAATAAGGCCAACGACGAACCCTATAGGTTTTACTAATAATGTATCAATAACTATACCTATACCTTGGAAGATCGGACCTATTAATTCCATTACCGGAAGCAACGCTGATTTAATAGCTGTTTGGAAATTTTCCATAGAAGCGTTCATTGCCTCTTGTCCTTGTAATGCAGTTAGTTTAGCAGATATCTGATCTTTGTCTAATTTACTAATATCTCCTAACTTATCGCCATATTTTTCAGCTAACGCTTTTTGCTCGTCAGACATATTTGCCATCTTTTCTTGCATTATATATGTCTTAGATAATTCTTCTAATGTTAGACCAGCGGCTTCAGCAGCTGCTTTCTTTTGGAACTGATCCATTTTTGCGAACTCAGCAGCGGATCCGATTTGTTTAGTAGCTTCCGCAGCTGCTTCTGCTATCTTACCTTCGGCTGCCAATTGGCGGGCTTTATCTAAATTGATATTCTTGTTTAACATGATTTGAGCTTTTGTCTCAGCTTTTAATGATGCTTCAATATCAAGTAAACTATCCGCCATTTTACTAGCTTGTTTCAAACTAAGTCCCATGGCTTTGAGTTGAACCGTAGTTTTCACAGCGTCATCTGGCATGCCAGCAAAGTACTTAGCAACTTCTTCACCAGATTCTGCTATGTCTTGAATAACATCGTCAAATGGTACACCATATGCTTCTGCTAAACTAGCACCAGCTTGTTGAATACCTAACGCTGCATCGGCACTAGCTCCGCCAGAATTCATTAAAATACTTTGTAATTTAGCTCCACTCTGTACAGAATATCCCATTGCCTTTGATAAATCAGCTAAATTCGCTGCGGTATCTCCAGCTAATATTTCCGTATTTCCGAATTCTTGTACTAATGCAGTAGATGATGCTAATATATCTTTTTGATTTGCTAATATAGTTCCACCAGCTGCGGCTACCTCATAACTTGACTTTACTAATTTTTCGGATTCGCTAAATGAAAGGCCGGTGGCATCTGCCGTAGCTTGGGTCTCGGCATTGATTTCACCCATGACATCATATAATTTTTTACCAAGATCTACTAGTATCATTATAGGACCTAGGGCAGCTATGAATCCAGGACCTAATTTACTAGTCAACGACATTAATCCGTTTTGAACTGATTCGCTTTTAACTAGTCCTAATGTAAGTTTTTCTACTGCACCTCCCGCTGATTCGAAACCTTCTGCCAATGCTTCAGCTTTTTCATCACCTATAGATTCTCGTAACTTCATGGAAGCAGAAAGCGATCTATGTAATTGATCTACTATTCCTATTTGAGTGTTATAATCATCTCGTGAAATTTGGCCAGATGCTAATCGAGCTTTAAGATTTTCTTTAGCCAAATCTAATTCTTGATGGGCTACTGCTGCTGAAGATTTATCATACTTAAGAGCTGCCTTCATTATATTAGACGTATCTTCGGTAAGATTTTTTATTGTCTCTTCGGCTTTTAATACCTCATCTTTTAACTTTTTCTTCTTTTCAGCTGCTTTTTGTTGCCGGTGTTCAGATTTTTCAGTTTCCTTTGCCGCGGCAACCTGAGCTTCCATGGTGTCAAGTATTTCATCATGTATCTGTGATAACGTTTTTCCGGCGGCTAGTCCCTTTTGAATAGCCTCAGAAGCTCTTTCTTGAAGCTGGGCAGTTCGCTCAACACTTAAATTTACTTCATTAGCCGTTTCTTCTATTAATTTATATAAGGCAACTTCATCTTTAAGTGCCTTAGTATCAGGTGCGCCTGCTTTCTTTGCCATGTCTCAATCACTTTTTACATATTGGACTATTTGGATTTCGTTCACAATACGATTTAGTCAACGCTTCTACACGTTTTCTAGATGCTTTGAAATCTGCTACCGCGGCAATAGCCTGTGGATCGTTTTTCATGACCCATGCCGTATGTTTAAGTGCTTTTCTAGTTTTTGAAACAGTGAATAATGCAGCTAACGCTAACAGCCCTTTCGATAACATACCTTCTGTCAATCGTTCACGATACTTATTTTCTATGCTCATAGTATCTCTTTTGATATAAATATCTTAGCATCAACGTTTAGGTATATTTGGCTTACGCATCTTCTTCATGGATTTCTCTTCTGATTTTTGACGAGCCTTGATAACCTTTTCTATGCTTTTTATATAAAAGGTACGAATAAATATTGGAAGATTGTAGGCATCTTGCCAGGTAAATCCTTTACCATAATGTATAAGATCAAAAATGTTTTGATGTACTATTAATCGATAGTTAGACGGAAGGCCAGAAAAAATCGACTCCGATGGGAAGCGTAATACGAAAGGGTTCTCCAGCCTCCCTATCAATAAGGTCTATGTTTAAATCTAGGTCTGGAGTAATTTGTTTGATATAGCTACGCAATGCTCGAGCATCGATTGCAAGAAGATCATTGTTAACAAAGTTACGAATAAATTCGCGTTTCTCATTGCCATCCACTGATATAATGCAATAAAACATACGAGTACTTAAAGTGGCATCTGTACCAGAACTAACTTTTTTCATGCCACGAATCTCTGCGTCAATATCTTGAGTATCTTTATGAGTTAGACACTTTACCACGATATTACGTTTTGAATATGGCAATTGAAATTCAAATCGGTTACCATTAACATACAATGATTCATCTAATGGCAATTCTTTGAACTGAGTTAAATCAATGGTTTCTTTTTGTTTGTTACCACTAGGTGTTTCAATTTCAACTTCATAGTCTTTACCATAACCTAATACACGGGCAGCAATCATGATTGCATTTTTATCGCAAACTAATAGATCATTGTAATTAATCTTTTCACCGTTACCATTACCCACGATTAGGCTCTGGAACAATTTATCGAGTACTACTCCTTGTTTGATATAACTTTGTGTAGTAAGAATATCTTCTTCTTTAGCAGTCATATACTTCATTTCAACTTTACCGGAACGAAGTGGATTACCTTCAGGATACAAAAGTCCTTTACTTGGTAACTCTACAATTTCGGTTGGGAATTGATAATTGCTAGTAGGAGCATTGTTGTTGTTAGTCTGATACTGTTGTGCCGCTAATTGGGCTAGTTCAGCATTGCTCATTTCTGCAGGATTTTTACCTGGATATTCGTTGTTAACTACATTTGACATAACGTAACTTTCTTTAGTATAAATATGTAACGAGGTGAAATCTTAGAGATTTCCTGATGCACCTGTAAAGTGTATATCAGCTTTATCTTTTAATTGAGCCATGTCATTTAGCCATGTTCCTAACAATTCATCCATGTTTGGTAATTCTTCTGACTCAGCACCTGGAGTTTTTAGTTTAGGTAATATAACTTGGTCAATAAAAGCCTTTTCTATTTTATCATCCAATAATTGAGATACGGCTGGTGATAATTTTATTGCATCCCAAAATGGTCCTGTCATTGCTTTGAATTCAGATGCCTTTGGATCTTCCAATTCTTTCTGTGTCACTGACTTGCCTAGATTCAATAAAAATGATCCGACATCTTCGCCATGGTCTGCAACTAAATCAATAATTACACCAGCGGTACCACCAGTTAATAAATTAGCTGCCCATTTGGCTCCGGCCATTCCTACTTTTTTCAAACTAGACTTTGCAATCTCAGCTCCGGCTTCTTTTTTACCACCTTGCTTTTGAGCAGAGACAAGTGCATCTAAAAACTTCTGCACATCGCCCCAAGTTACTTTTTCTTCAGCTTCTTGAAGTACTTGTTCTGCTATATGTTTAAGCTTGATCATTTTTAGATGGAAGTACGTTTTTAATCTTAGTGATAATTGTTTTGAAATCTTCTTCTGTAATACCAAATGCTATAGCAAATGCTCCTAACAATGCAGCTTTTTGTGCTGGTGTTTTAAGTTCTTTAACAGCTTCCGGATCTTCAATTATCTGAATTACTTTGGATCGTAAATTAGAACTAATAGCTTTGATAGCCATATTTAAGTTATTGATAATTTTTGGATCTTCAATCTTTGTACCATCTGGAGCAGTTGGAATGATATCAGCTTCCGATATCATCACTTTTTTTACTTCTTCACGAATCAATTTACGTAATTCTGATTCCTTCATACGGCAAATTTTCTTTAGTATAAATATGTAGACATAAAAAAACCCCACCGTAATGGTGAGGCTCTTTTGTTTAGATTAATTATTCATTATCTTCAGTATACATTACAACTCCCGGTATGAGCTCAATTCCGGCTCCGTTCCGAAACTCATCAACCTCAAGACCGTTTAAATAATCCTCAATTGTCTCTTTACCTGTGTATTTTACATTACCTGCTTTATAAAGTTTTTCAACCGAATCAATTTTATATAGTAATAATATATCAATCATTGCCTTCGATAGTTTATTTTTACTCGGTCTACGTATTGCCACATCATACTTAAATCCAGATTTATTCCTGTCATACACATTTGCGTAATCAGCTGGGAGAAACTCTGCTGCATATTTAAACATTGCTTGTGCAAGGTCTTCTGTAAATGGTGTTTCAGCTTCTTTTAATGGACGTCTAGATTCTTTTACTACTTTACGAACTTCTTCTCGGATTAGTTTTCTAAACTCTGTTAGTTTCATATTCTTTACTTTCTTTTTTGTTTATTTAAGAGTTTTGATTGAATTCAATTCTTCTTTAATTCGCAATGCATATGCTTTAGCTTCGTTAGTATAGTATGAGTTACGTCCACCTGTAGGTGATTCTCCAGCTTCAGCAGCTTGTTTCATGTAACTAGTATATCTTTCGAAATTATCTAATACATTACGCATTGTATATGATAGGTCAGAAGCTGTAACATCTCTTCCTTTCAATGTACCCACCGTGATTTGGTTGTATCTATTAACTGTTGCCGTGCTCACTGCTTTAGTGATAGCAGCTGTTGCCAAATTGATAAATTCCATTACCATTTTATCAACCGGTGTAGCTGCGGCTTGATTTCGAAGAATTTCTTTGTAACGAGTTAAATTATCTTTTCTGAATTGTTCTGGAGTCATAAATGCTACCGCACCAGTTTTCTGGGTAGTACGCAATGATTGCAATGCACTAGTATCTTTACCTGAGGCATGTATTTTACTAGAATCGATAACATATGCCACATCAGATACTTCCGATGCTCTTTTCACATTCACAATACCAGTACCATATCGGCCACCAGACTTTTCAATACCAATACCACTATAGTCTTTCGATGCTCGTAGACTTGGCTCACGTGAACCATAACGGCTATATGTTACATCAAGAAACATGTTTTGACCATTGGCAATTGCAATGACACTATTAGCTGGGATCGTTGTGTTCCATTTCTCTTTGGCATATGGATTCGTACCACCTGCCTTGTTCATGAACACTACATATAATCTTGGGTCACCAGATTTACGAATCATTTTATAAGCGGCATCCGGACTCATTTCTTGGATATCATCATCTGTTACTTGATCCAATGGAATTTTAGATTGTTTAACAAATGAATTAGCAAAATCCTTTGCCACGCCAAATCTAGTAGAACCTTGAATTGTTTTGATAATATCGCGTAGAATTGAAGACTTGAACGCTTCATTCAACCGAGATCTTAGTACGTTGCGTACTTCTTCTCGGATAATTTGTATTAGTTCTGATTTTTTCATATAGTATTAGTATTGCAAGATAGCGTAATCATATTTCAATGTAAGTTCGATGTTGATAGCATCTTCTGTTGCCCAATCAAAATCACCGAAGGTTGCAGATGAAATAAATGCACCTTTCAATGTCCATTCTTCAACTTTATCACCGATAGGTCCCAAAGCATTGAATGTGATATCCTTCTTATAAAAGTCAGAATATCCATCACGACCTGTTACAGATTCGTGGTGAAGACGTACCCACTCCATCACTGCTTGAGCACCGGAAGGAACGATTGGATCATACAATGTAATAGTTACATCTTGCCAACGGCTTTTGCCTTTTAATTTACGCTCGATGTTGATATGATCAAGAACCAATTCACCCTGATCGATTCCAGGACGACCTGCAGCCTTGATAATATAAGATGGAATTCCTTCAACGTACATGATAAAGCGGTTAGCTACTTTAGGTTCAAATGCGGTGAAAAAAATCTCGGTTGGATCTAGCAATTGTGCCATTTAATTTCTCCTATAATAATTTTCAATAAATATCGTGTAACTGTGAAAACATAACCAAAAGAAAAGGGAGACCGAAATCTCCCTTGTCTTGTTCGATAAATAGGTTATTCTGGGAACGAAGCACCGGTTGGTAATACATTGAAATCAATTACAATGAATTCAGCGGTCTTGGTTGGTTGCAAGAAAATTTGTCCACGCAATTCATTACGATCAATTACATCAGCGGTATTATTGGTATCATCCATTACCACTTTAAATGCATATAGACCTTGACGTTGCTGTACATTTTCAAAATATGGATTGGCAATGTTCAAGAAACGATTACGGGTCTCAGATGTGTTTTGTTCGAATACCAAAAACTTACTAGAACTAGCAATGAACTTCTTGGCAGCGATCAACAAACGACGAACATTGATACGATCCAAAGCAGATGATTTCTTTTGCAATGTCTTTTGACCAAACACAACAACTCCGCTATTTGGGAAAGTTGCAATTGGATTCACATTGGAATCATAAAGATCATCACGATTAGAATGAGTCAATTTACGTTCTGCTTGAATTGCAATGTCAATTCCACCACGATTAAATCCTGCAGGTGCAAACCATTCAGCGGCCGTACGGTCGTTGAACGCAAATACGCCAGGAATCAAAGTGGAGGCAGGTACCCAAACATTTTCACCTAAGTCGGTATCAGGAATTTGTACCCATGGCCAATACATTGCAGCATAAGATGAGTCACGAGAATCGGCTTTGGTTTTAGCAGTGGAAAGAGCTGCTCCATATTCTACTGGGTCCATTACTAGGAATGCATCACCGCGATCTTGTACCATGTTAAGCGCTTTGGTAAGTACCGCGGCATGGTTGGTATAGTTATCAATAAGTCCTGGTAATACTAGCACATTGAAATCATATTCATCTTGGTTAGATAGCAAGTTAATAGCATCTTCATATGCCGTTTGGCCATTCGCTGCTACTCCTAAATTAAATCCTTGAGTATTGGTGTTAGTAATATCATCATACCAAGCAATCGGATGTTGAACATTACCATTAGATCCGCCGGCAAATGTTCCGGAAGCTGCTTGAGGCAAAGAACCTGACAATGATGGTACTCGTACGTTACCATTAGCATCTAAATAATTTAAAGTATTTGCTTGAACTTCAACTCTTACTAAACTAGATTTGTTAGGGAACGAACCTGATAATTGCAAAAATGGCGATGTAGTACTAGAATCTCTTACTGTATATACTTGATCACCGATCACTTTGGCAATGTAATTATTTGAATTTGGATCCAATGTTACATTGTTATACTGCTCTAGAATCGATTTACGATTAATAGTATCATCACCACGACGAATGGTCAATGAGAATGTACCTTTTGATGTGTTAACATTGGAAACTTCCCAACGATAATTGTTAGCACTTCCGGAAGCAAGTATATTATTCGATCCTTCTGGCCCGGCACTATTTAAAATTGTGCCTTCTGATAGAGTATACAATTTAAAGGTATTAGCAGTTGTCGTGGTATCTGTACCTCCGGCCAATGTAAATTGAGTAGCGAATGTTGAAGCATCTGTAGCGGAACTAGTACTGAAAGTAATTCCGTTATAACGGGTACCGGTTGCAGATCCTGATAAGATAAGAGTTGCTGAGTTAATGGAAGCAGATACTGGAATACCAGAAACGCCGTTAATTTCGTTACGTAAATTAGTAGCAGTAAGAGTAGCAGTAGATCCAGTCGAGAAGAAATATACGTTACCGCTAGATTGGTCACCTGGAATCGGATTTCCGGATGCAATGAAACGATATGTAGTAGACCCGTCAACAACTCGATATTCTTGATTATCAACAGCGGCTGCTGTCAATGTAACAGACCCAGATGCAAATGTTAATCCAACGCTAGTACTAGAAGATACTTGCGAACTAGCAACTGATGGTGTACCCGCTAAAATACGTGTTACCAAAATACTATCAGCATATTTCAAATACTCTTGAACTGCATAAGATGTCATGTATTTGTAACGATCTGCAGATGCTCCTGATCCCGATTCAACTACATCTCCGAAAACGTTTACATACTCACTATAAGATGAAACTCGGGTCGGAATACCCGCAGGACCTTTCACTGTAGGTCCAATGATGGCTGCCCCAATTGCCGATACACCTGCGGGAAGAAATGATTGATCAATCTCTCGGGTGAATACGCCAGGGCTTACAATTCTTTCTGCCATGTTTTATTACTCCTTTGTTTAAAATTTTTTAATGTTATCCAACTGTCCCTGTTTCCAAATCGATTTGGACATTACCATATCGTTGAAATAACTCGTCATTCAATGCTTGCTCTTGATCAAGTAATCTACCATGTTCTGTTTTCATGTCATTGAACTCAGATTCTAGTTTCATTAATGACCTAGTCACGCTCATTGATTCCATTCGATTTTGACCAATCCGAATTACTAGATTAGATAAATCAGTTCGTAACTGTGTAATACGTTGTAAGTCCGTATCTTGTAACTTTTGTTTTTCCATAACTGTTGTGATTTAGGGATATTTATTCCCATATAAATATGTTTCACAAAAGCCTTACAGTAGCTTTTTGAAACTATCTCCGGTATTTGTTATTTGGTCATTTGGATTATTTGGAGTATCAAATGATATTTGCTCATCTCCAAACACAACTCGTTTAACACTGATACGTTTATCAATGGCACTACGGAAATCTTCGAATGGAACTGATATAGCAGCTTTGGCTCTAACCGGAATAGTTGCACGAACTAATCTATCTTCACCAGGTGCATTGATTATATTAAATGATACACCATCTAGATTACATGGAAACTTATAGGTATCACCCCAAGCAAATCCATCATGAAACTGAAATTGTTCTACTAGGCCATTCATTTGCTCTTGGTATTCGGTCCAAATTAAAATATCATATGATACTTCAATATATTCCGGTGTTGCTAAAGCATAGAACTCTTGAGACGGCTTTTTATTGTTTGTGATATTGAATCTATCATAACGATTAGCTGAAGTATACGCTTTCTTCAATATGATACTAGAACCACCACCTGCCCCCGGAACATTATCTGGACTACGACTAACATCTAATTGAGGTACATCATCTCTAGTTTGAAATCCGGTACGATTAATCATGATAAGCGGTGCCATTAACATACCACCCGAATCACGCATGTATCCATGAGCTTGAATCTGGCTCCAGTGTTCTCCGTTTGCAAAACCTACCGGAATTTCAATTGTGGTATTGTTTTGGGCAATAGGTAATGCCAAATAGTTTTTGATATGAGCATATACTGCATAGTCCACATCATATAGACGTACTCCACGATATGACACTTTATCATTGTCGCGACGTACTTGAAATGCCCTAGATTCAATTGGATCTGGACTCCAAGTACTTTGTGTTTTCTTAAATCTAGACTTTGCCATACCTTATAAGTTTTTAGGCATATAATAATTGTTATTAATGCCAATTCGTGTTTGCTCGATATTAAGACGATCAATACGAGTTTTATGTGTTTCTGCTATCAATGATATATTATAACCAAATTCATTGGTTTCATTGAATACATTACCAGGATATGTATCAGGATTCTTGCCGCCCCAATACTGATTCAATTGAATGTTATCTATCTCGTAATATGATGAGTCCCATTTTATATAATCACCTGCCGTTGCCACTATACTCTTTTCTTTCAATGTATCCAATAGAAATGCAAATATACTAGTACGTGTAAAGTTAATACCACCTTCATCTGATGTGGCAGTTACTTCGGCTCGATCAATTAAACATGGAATACGAACTGGTTGATAAAATATCTTTTCTGTCGATTCACCGTATAAGTTTTCAGGTGTCAATGGGGTAGCCAATTGATAGTACTCGATTTCAATATCAACTACTCTATTGATAAGTTCTTTGTTAATTAATCTAACAAAGTTAGCATCTCTACCTGATCCAAATAATGCCATTACGCTGTATAAATTTTAAGTGGTATCTTTATCATTTGACTTTGTAACGAAGTGCTTTCCGCATCTTTACGTTCTAATTGAGATTGTCTAGAAAAACTATCCAACATTTCTTTCAATTCAGTTAACAATGCGTCTTTTTCTGTTTGTGCCTGACTTAAAAGATCTGCGCCATTCAAAGTGATTTCTGAATTTGGAATAGGTACACTAGAATACTTACCACGTACCTGTCCTAACATTTCTTTTGACAATGCCAATGCATATTTTCTAATCCACTGCCTTCCAATGTCATTGATATTTTCATATGACATGTTACTATATGGAATGTTACTTAAATCCGAAATAGATCCAGAAGGAGTACGTAATGGATTATCTCTTTCCGAATTCAAATGATAATGGAAAAAGATTGTAAAGTCCATAGTAGGTACTGGCCAGATACGTAATCTATTTTTACTGAATTCAAATCCGTATGATGATTTACGAATCATGTCATTCAATTCAATTGCCTGGAAACGTAATACATCAGCATACATTGGTAACATCATAAACGATACACCTGGAGAATAGTTACCCCAACCAAATGAATTCAACATTAATTGCGTATTGGTACCAGAACCTAAATAAGGATCAAAGTATCTAGCAACTGCAGGTGGATTATCATGGAAGAAACGCTTAACTGTAATAGCATCATTTGCTACCGATCCAGTTTCAAAATATACTCTAGAAGTATCGGTTATATCATATACGGCACGGCCGGATTGCACATTGATACTTCCCGTATACAACGTTAAAGATCCTCCGGTATCTACTAGGCTACCATATTCTTTTGATAGGTGCAGAACCCCGTTAAAATTAGCACTAACAACTCGGTTAGTTAAGTTAAGAGAGGTAGATGATCCTAACACATTCATGAAAGAATCGCGGGCACTATACATGTTAACTTGATTACCAAATTCTGTTACGGCTTCTTCAAATGCCATATAGAAATGGTTTGGCTGTAATTCAACTTCTTGTATCGGATATCCTAACCGTTGGGCACACCACTTAGCGGTGGCATCGGCATCGGTCTGAAAATCGAAGTCGTAGTCATAGTACCCAAACACAGTATCTCCAGGAAAGAATGATGATGAACCTGGCCATACGCTTATATTAACTGCCATTACCTAATCTCTTTTGTAATAATTATCGAGATGAGATATTATAAGGTATCACATTATCAACGCTTTATATTTAAGAATGATTTGAATATTATCATCATCCGCAGTGAAATATAATTTTGTAGGGTCTACCGTGCCACCTGTATCAAATGCTATACTAGCAGGAGCAGTTCCCTGTTCAATTTTTATAGATTGCGAAAAAGAAAGACTATTGTTATAATTAAATACTTCAATAGTTCCTATACGCTGCCATTGCAGAGAGTTAGGTGCACCTATAGGATATGCCATTGTATATGTATATTGATAGTATGTATTATATAGTTGTGTGCTGATTCCAGAGAACGGTTCATATTGAGTTAAGTCAATAAGTAAGCCTGTAGGTTTTTCCAATGTCACATGGGCTGAATTTGCAATTGTTATGATATCCCCTTCTTGACCGACACTGACATTATACATTAAAGCATGCTTATATAATATTAATGGGCCTCCATATGTTACAGATGAATTACCAGCTACATCTTTTAACATCCTGGATTGATAATTAATTGATTGATACCCGGTGCTATCATATGCTACACGAGCATCGGTATCTAAGCTATTTTGTACATATAAAAAGCCGTCACGTATATTAACAGATCCTGTTACATTAACAGACGATGATAATCGCGTCCTGCCATTAACATTCAATGCTAATGACCCGGTAGTTAATACAAGCGATGATAAGGCTGCATCGGAGCCCGAGATAATAAGTTTTTTCCAACTTGGCATATGTTCCTTTATTGTGGTTGGTTACACTGAATGCAGTGCCCACTTCCCTTACGGGCCGACAATTACAATAATAATTATTTGTTCTGCGCCAGATACATGTCCTGAAGCTTGAGAACTAGATTATATACAGATTCAATATCTTCGCCACGGAATGATGCTCCTTTAATAAGAGTTAGCAACAATGCTAGTTCCGTAACTGTAAATACTTCTACCTTTTTCTTTTCTTCAGATTGAAGTTTAAGTAATTTTCCTATTTCCATGATATAACTTTAAAAATAAATGTATAATCCATCTGTTGCACCAGATCCAGATACCATTAAGAAATCTCCTTTACCAAGTACCGGCGATTCATTGCCAGTAAATGCTGCGGTTTGGATTTGCATGAATGGCGCAATGTTACGAGCTTTCGCTGTTTGAGCGGTTCCTAAACTAATACTAGATGAAAATGCCCAACGATTTGCTGTGCCATATAAATCAGTATTTTCAGGTTGAGCATAGATAAGTCCATCAGCTACTCCGGTACCTGAAGTGCTTTTTTGTACTAACAACCCATTACTAAGCTGCAATGCGTTACTACCAGATGACAATGTAATAAACGATTGTGATACATTGAGATTAGTAGTTGTTGTTTGATTCAATGTGGTAACGTTAACGGTGCTAAATGTTGCAGTGTTACCACTTATAGTACTAACTGATAGATCTGTAAATGAACCAGATTTGATCCAAGCTTTATTCCATTGTTTTGTATCAGAACCTAAATTTTGTATCTGATTGTCTTTTGGTAACAAACTACTAGTAAATGTAGCATATTGCATATCAACCGTACCTGACACTGCAAAAGCAATACCAGAACCAGATACAACTAAACTACTAGAGGCGAATAATTTATCTGTCAATGCTTCTATAGCAGTGGAACCATTTTTTAATATGGTAACTGATCCAGGTGATATGTATGAGGCTGTTACATTTGTTAATTGCTTACCGTTGCCAATAAATCCTAAAGATGCGGAAATATAACTACCGGTAATGTTACCAAGAACGTTTAAATTCACATTGGAACCAGATACTAACAATGAACCGGTAATTTGTACTTGTGAATAACTTTCAGATGTAAATAATACTGTACCTGATTTGCTCCAACCAACACCCGATCCACCACCTCCGCCGGATCCAGCAGATAGTTCTGTTAATTTAGTTTCTAACGATTTTCCTATGTATATATACGCATCTACATATGCTGGTTCGTTATCTCCTACGCCTGAATAATCATCTTGTACAAATAATATACCATTGGAATAATCAAAATACCAGTTAAGTCCGCTTAAAGGCTTGATAGCATTAAATGATGCATCCCGAAGAGTTAATGTATAATCAGATCCAAAGGTTGGAGGAATGATTTGTAATTGACCTAATGGAATACTATCCGATCCAGTAGCCGCGGCATTGTTAATAAATGGTGATGACCCTAATCCGGTAAACGAATTTATAGCTGTGGTATCTGCGACATAACTACCTGTTAATTTTGCCATATAGGCATGGTAATTTACACTTGGTGTATATCCGCCAGCGGTATTATAATCATCTTCAATTGTTAAGGTAGATAACGCACCAGCAGCCGGAGTATACAAACCATCTTGAAGACGTTGCAACGTAAATCGAGTAAATTGCGTTACACTATCCGATCCCGTTTTATATAAATGGGTATCAGCAGTACTTGTAGCATATAATGGGGTTGAATCGACAGTTTCGCCGAATATTTTATTAGGCCCAATTTGTTCATATGAACCAACCGATTCATTTTCAGGACCGAATTGCGTGTTAGTATGACCTTTACCAACTGATTTTTTTATCGCAATTGCTAACTGATTTTTTTGTGTTAATCCCATATATTATTTTTCGTTTACGCTACTGTTATTTTATTAATATATCCTGCCCAAGCTTGATTAGTACTTTCCAATTTAAGAAATACATATCCACTCGTAGATCCATCGGATGAAATACGACCAGCACTAAAATTAAATTTAAACAATGCCGGATTCGTAGATGTAGATGTTAATGGAAATGATGAATCAATAGTAATACCATTAACTGCTTGTACATATGATGTATCATATCCTAAGGTATCGTTAGTCATATCTGGTACATGTAAATAAACATTTATCGAATTAGATTGACCAGCGGTAAGTAAATTAATACCGAAACCTTCAATAGTAACAGATAAACCGGCATATGTACCAAGAGGTAACTGAAATCTACGAATATATACTTGATTTGTAGTACTGGTATTACTTAATGTACTAGATTGCACAGGCGATACAGTCGATAATCCGCTACCTAGACTCAATGTAGTTATTAAATAACTAGGACGACGCAATGCTCCATTAGTAACAATTAACTGAGTCGAATCATATGATCCGCTATCGCGAGCCGTAGCCGCTCCTGCAGCTGCTTGGGTCACATATGTAATATTATTATATCGATAATTTTCAAGACAGAAATTTTCAACTAAAGCGGTATTAGCAGTAGATATAGGATCATACATCGGTTTAGGCATTGTAATAGTACTAAGCGATGGAGTCTTTGATGATTTGAAATGTGTCAATGAGCCGGCCAATGTAACACCTTGTCCTAATAATCTTACACTTGATGGCATGGTTATTGTGGTACCTACTAATTCTGCTCTAGATGCAGTATTCGATGTATTAGAAACGGCTACTGTTGATGTCTGACTTGTCGGTGTCGTAGTACCAGTATATACATAAGGTGTATATGCATAAGTGAATGTTGCATTGGGTAAAGTATATGAATTAGCATACCAATTTGATATCGATGCAGTAGGTTTAAATGAAATTCCGGTGTAATATTTTATTCCAGACATCCATTTAGTACCAGTATAAATAGTAGTATCATCCCCGCCTTCGGTAGTAGATCTTGTAGTAAATAAATTCACCGTACATGCCGTCGAATTCGGATCATATACCCAATCAATATAATTTGTATCATATAACGTACCTCCATATGATTGTGATATAGTTAAATAGTTATAACCATTTCTCCATAAAGATACTGATGAACCAAATGAAAATGAACCAGACCGATGTTTAAACAATGTTAATGTATTACCGGAAGTAGTGAATTGAGCTGATTTAGCGGAAGATAAAGTAAATGTACCTATCGGAGTAGCCGGATTACCTGATGCTGTAGCGCTTAATGTCGCGGTTGCAGATGAAACTACATAATCATTGAGTTTCGAACCATTCAACCATATTGAATATGTTTCCGGAGTTGTAGTCGGATCTGCGGGTGATTTAAATGCATACTGATTGTAATTAGTATATGTACCAGTATTAGCAGATACATTTGGGTTTAACTGAATCTTAACCCCATTCATTGTAGTACCGACCACCCCTAATCTAAGACTTCCATCCGTTGAAAATTGATTAAATGCGGCTACCTGCGTAGCTCCTATAGCCGATGCAGATGCTTGAACTCCTGTATATCCTGTAATAGTAGTGCTATCATCAAATCCTATATACGCAGTTGAACCAGCTGTACCACTTATACGAGATACCTCAGTTAGTTCAGGCGCTTGTTGAGGTGCTAGGCCGGCTAATACATCGTTGATATTTTGTACGGCACTGGCAACGGTAGTCTGAGCAGTAAATGAATCGAATAATCCAGAATCATATTGTGAATCAGCGCCACCAATATTTACATTTGATAATTGAGCATCGGAACCTGATACGATTATTTTCTTCCAACTTGGCATATCTTATTTCTTTTTTTATAAATATTCTGTTAATCTAAACTTACGTAAAAATCTGTACTAGTAAACCATAGCTTGCCCGGCGTAGCATTTTCTGTGCTATTAGGTGCATTGGATTGGGTAGCAAATTGCACTACACCTGATCCAGAGATTTCAAATAGATTACGCTGATTGATATCTTGTACACGCATTACAGTTGCGGCACTACTTGATATATTTAAAGCAACACTACTACTATTTGCCAATTCTAAACGAGTATAGGCATTTTTAATAATTAGATAATCATCTATTACTAAACCTGCAGCAGATGTAATAGCTCCCGGATCACCTTTATCACCTTTTAGTCCTTGAGGTCCTTGAGGTCCGGCGGTAACAACATCTACAATCCGTGTTACTGGATGTGATATTGATATATTTGTATCCGGAGTATTGCCAATAACAATGATACCTGGATTAGGTACTTGAGCAGTTATGTTAGCTTGATTCTCATTGTCTACTGCAATAGTTTTTCTATCGGCCTGTATAATAGGTCCAGCAACACGTTCACGTTCTACAACTACGATTTTTCGTGTTTCTTGGGAGATTACTATTTGATTGTTTTCGGCCATCTGGATCGCATATAAATATCAAATAGCAGATAATATCAAAAAAATCAATGTGTTGTTTATAGTCAGTTAAATATTTCCCAATAGTTTCCATCCTCTCCTAATTCAAATAATCTATAATAGTTTTCAGGCTTTGTATCAGAGTAATGTTGTGTCACATCCTCTCCTTCTAGTATCCAATATAAGTATTTCATATTAATATATAATTTGGCAAGTTACGTTTTCAGTTGCTCCTGTCATAGATCCTGCAGTAACAATCGCTCTAAAGTTTATTGTAAAAGCGCTAGATGATGATGGTACATCAAATGATGTGGGAGTGATTGTGTTGTTTACAACAAACGATGTTGTAGGAGTTCTAAAAAATCTTAAACTATCTGAACCTGATAGGTATTTAGCTGTCCAGTAAAACTGTATACCATATTGTGTATTGGATGTATATGTCTGACTCCCTGAGTTAGCGTTGGAATTAGCAGTCCAGCTAAAAGTCACTGTACCTGTTCCTGAAGCTCTCGACATATATCCTTGAAGAACGAGAAGACTGCCATTCCTAAGTTGAGATGTACCAATGTTAAAATCTATTGAAGTACTTACTATTTGGCTTAATGCAACTGCCGACGGTAAGTTATATACAGTGTATGGTACTCCTGCTAATCCAGCGTTTGTAGGTGCGATATAAGATGCTGTCGTAGCCGTTCCGGATAAGCTTCCTGCAAAGGATGTGGCTATTACTGATCCTGATATATTTAACGATCCGGTTACTCTATGTGTATCTGTTATTATATTTCCTATAGTAACTCCCGTTCCTGTAACTACAAATTCTGTCGAGCTTCCACTTGCTACCTGGAATTGCGTAGGAGTAACACTAGCTGTTACTAATCCTGTAGCTAATCTGGTAAATGAACTAGTTTGTGAATTAGTTATGAAACTAGACGTTTGAGAATTTAATACAAATGATTCTAACATGGAGGATGTACTAGCTATTGGCAGATAATTCGGTGCTAATGATGCTGTTAATGCATTTGTTGACCAGCTAGAAGTTCCAAACAATGATCCTGTAAATGAAGGAGCTTCTATTCCTCTAGGAGCTAGTAATCTACCATCGTTTCTAAATTCCCATAAATTAAATAATGAACTTGAGTTTGTGTTTATATAAACACCAAAATCATCAATAAAAAGAGAAGATGACGCATCATATGATAGTAACTCAACGAATCCATTCTTTGCTCCTGCTACGATATCAATATATCCTGGGAATGTGTTGCCGTAATAAGTTGATGTTATTCGAGCTCCTTCATTAAATATAATTGAACCTGTTATAGTTTGGCTACCAGTTATATTAAGAGAGCCGGTTACTGTTAATCCCTGTGTGCTATTAATATTATCAGCATTTATATATTGAAACTGAGATACTGTTGCTAGTGGACCTCCAGTACCAG